GACTGGCCACAGCCACTTTGATGATCACAACCTACGGATTGTACAAGTCGGCGATAGCTAAGAAGGCTCCTGAGGTTCAAGGCCTCCGCCAATCGGTACCAGATGAACACTTTGAGAAGACAGAGCGCGTGAATGTTTGGAAACGAGACGACTACCAGACTTCCTCCATTGATCGCTCTGAGATGAGTGCGTCATTTGCCAGTCTCACGTATGATCAGGTTGCTAAGGTCATTGAAAGGAACACTGCGAGAATCAAGGTTTCGGACGGTGTAAGAGCCCGCGAAGGGAACACTTTCAGTCCTTGCGGACACCTGTGGATGACCAACAACCACACGATGTTTACCGAAGGAGACCTCGAGATCACGCTTTCTGTTGTGCCACACATGCAGGGAGCCTCATCAAACGTCGTGTTTAAGTTGCGGCAGGAAGACATCTTCCGCGTTGCTGATAGAGACGTGGCTTTCTTTGAGGTTCACAGTTGGGAAACCAAGCGTGATTTGCGCAAGCTGATCAGGGCTCCAACCCTGAAAGGACTATACACAGCCACGTACGTGACTCGTTCCAAGGGAACTGATGTCAAACTACGCAGAGTGAAGTGTGCTGCGCAAGAACAGAAGGACGTTCCGGAGTTGTCTACGGTGTTGAGTACGTGGACGGGCTTCACTGATGAACCCACAGTTGTAGGAGATTGTGGATCGCCCCTGTTTACGCACCAGCCAGTGACTGCCATCCTTGGTATCCATGCTCTTGGTAACCAACACGGCTCAGTGTGGGCCACCGAAATTGACACCGATTTGGTCGAAGCTGCTGTGAAGCACTTTGACATGCCGGTTGTCCAGTGTGCAGCCCCAGAGCTTGGTGCGCCCAGTCGTGAAAAGAAGTTGGTTGAATTGCGCCAGAAATCACCTTTACGTTGGTTGGAAGAAGGTTCCTTGAACGTGTATGGTAGTTATATGGGATTCGCGATCACTTCGAGATCGAAAGTGCGATCCACACTGTGCGGCAAAGAGATTTTGGCCGAGCGAGGGTGGAAGGTTGATTTCACTGCACCGGAGTTGCGTGATTACCGCCCCTGGCGCCACGCCCTCATTGACTCAACGCAGAAGAAGTATGGTTCGTTGAGCGGTTCGATGATGAAGGACATTGCTCAAGCTTACACAGACGACATTCTAGACTTGCTTCCAGCAGGTGCGCTGAAGATTCTGGAGCCATTGTCTGATACGGCTACCATCAACGGCATTCCAGGCGTGCGCTTCATCGACAAGATGAACTTCAAGTCGTCGATGGGAGAACCGTACAACAAGACCAAGAAAGCGTTCTTGAGCGGCCATGAAGGCAACATGCTGTTCGATCGCGAGGTCATGGACCGCATTGCCCGCATCAAGAGGATGTACGGTAACAATCAGCGGGCGTGTCCTGTGTTCTGTGGAAAACTCAAGGATGAACCCCGAGCTACCAAGAAGGTTGCCGAGGGAAAAGTGCGCGTGTTCACTGCTGCACCTGCAGATTGGAGCTTTGTCGTGCGGCAGTTTTTGCTGCCTGTTGTGAAGTTGTTGCAAGAGAACCCGTTCATCTTCGAAGCCTCACCTGGATGCACTGTCCAGTCTCTGGAGTGGCAGAGTTACTACAACTTTCTGACTTGCTTTGGAATTGACCGCATGGTGGCTGGTGATTACGGTAAGTTCGACAAGAAGATGGAGGCGCTGATCATTCTTCTGGCTTTCCGTGTGCTTCGCAACTTGTGTGCTGCGGCAGGCTGGGGAACCAGTGAGTGCAGCGTCATCGATTGCATCGCCGAAGACACAGCGTACGCGTATGTCAACTTCGATGGTGATTTGGTAGAGTTCTTCGGTTCCAACCCGTCGGGTCACCCTCTTACTGTGGTCATCAATTGCATCGCCAACGCCTTGTACATGCGTTTCGCATTCGTTAAACTGTGCCCTTTTGGTGGTTCAGTGTACGCGAGAGCGCGACGCTTCAAGGAGTTTGTGCGCTTGTTGACCTATGGCGATGACAACACCATGGGAGTCTCGCGTGACGCGGATTGGTTCAACCACACGGCCATTCAGAAGGCCATGGCTGACATTGGTGTTGAGTACACCATGGCGGACAAGGAGAGTCATTCGCGGCCATTCATCCACATCAGTGAGATTTCGTACCTCAAGCGAACATGGAGGTGGGATGAGGACGTTGGTGCGGTGGTAGCTCCGTTGGAAGAAGCATCCATCCACAAGATGCTTACGATTTGCAACCCGTCAGGGGACGAGTCGCCAGAGTTGCACATGGCGAGTGTCATGGCGTCCGCTTTGAACGAGTGGTTTTGGCACGGCAAGGCGAAGTTTGAGCGTGAGCGAGAGTGGATTTGGTCGCTAGCTCAGCGACACAACTTGACGAAGGAGTTGGAGTTCAAGGGGTTCCCGACGTGGGACGAGCTTAAGGATAGATTCTGGAAAGCTTCCACGCACGTGGTAGGGGCCGAACTTGGGTGTGAGTCAGAGCACCCGCGCAGCGTGCTGCCGAATTAGTCTACCGTCTGATGCGATCTGTGTACTTTATGTTAAGCGTTTTAAAGGATTACAAGCGTGCGTATCAGTTGTAAATCCACCCTTCAGGGGGTTCGCCTTTTTAGGAGTGAGGGTTAGGGATGCCCGCAAAAATGCGAACTTGCATGTAGAATAAGTCTTCTCCTGCATTTTATATTGACTTGCGAAAACAACACAAACAACAACAGGAGTGTGTACTCAAAAAACAAAAAATAAAAGCATCCCAGCTGAAAGCGCTGGATTCAGTTCGTATGAGTGTCCTCGTTGCGATCATGTCATGGTCCTACGAGACGTGTCGCTTGAGTGCGAACGATGTTGCCCGATGCAGTGCTCATTGCAGTCGGAGGAGGTCTTGCTGGCTCCAACAGCAAATGATATGACGATGACCACCGAGGTGACAACAAGCTTTGTTGATGCCAACGCTGGAGTGAGCGTTGGTTCCAAGGTGTCGCCGTTGGACTACGAATTAGCGGATGCGCAAACATCTGCTGATTTGGCGTCTTTCTTGGCACGTCCAGTGCGTCTACAGTCCCTGACATGGTCGCCATCGGATCCCGTCGGATTTCTCACCTCCAACCAAGCTGTATGGGCAAACTTTCTCAACAATCCATCAATCAAGAATAAGCTCAGCAATTACGCGTTCATTCGCGGGAACCTGAAGCTCAAAATCGTTACTAACGCTTCGCCGTTTTTGTATGGATCGCTGAGAATGGTCTATCGTCCTCTGCACTTGTTTAAGGGGGTGACGGTTACATCATCCTTTCCGTCAGCTCTGATGCCGTATTCTCAAATGCCGGGAGTGTGGATCACTCCGGCACACAGTGAAGGCGCCGAGTTCACGTGCCCATTCATTTGGCCAAAGTCCTTTGTGCGCACTGCAATCATTGGTGAGGCTGACGAATTGGGAGTGATGGATTTGATTGTCTACAACGCGTTAGCCAGTGCGAACGGAGCCACTTCGTCCGTGACGGTGCAAGTGTTTGCTTGGATGGAAGATGTCGTCCTGGCAGGACCAACTGTGGGGGCTGTTTTGCAGGCAGACGAATATGGCGTGGGAGTAGTGTCTGCCCCTGCTTCTGCAATTGCTGCTGCGGCGTCCAAGTTCACCAAGCTGCCCACCATCGGCAGATTTGCGAAAGCCACTGAGATAGGAGCTAGTGCAGTGTCGAACATTGCTAAGCTGTTTGGTTTCACGAACGTGCCTGTCATTGAGGATGTGCGTCCAGTGCGCAATTCACCCTTCCCTTACTTGTCCTCTGCGGAGATTGGTTATCCGCATGATAAGCTCGCTTTGGATGCCAAGAATGAGTTGTCGATAGATCCAGCGATTGCGGGGCTAGGTGGTGAGGATGAGCTGGCCATTGCGAATTTTGTGCAGCGAGAATCTTTCCTCACAGGCACCACTTGGACTAGTGCGTCACCGGCGGATACGCCACTGTTCACTAGTGTCGTTGTTCCACAGTTGACGTATGCCGTTGGAAACGTGATCGATTTCACTCCCTCCGCCTTAGTATCGAACATGTTTCGGAATTGGCGAGGTGATATGATCTTTCGATTCAAGTTCATTGCCACACCGTTTCACAAGGGGCGAGTTCGTATCAGTTACGACCCCCAGGCGGCTGGCATCCAGACTACCGGTGATACAGGTCCATTCGTTCTCAACAAGGTGATTGACTTGGGCGCCGAGACTGATGTGGAGTTTCGAATTCCTTACCAGCAGGCGTTACCGTGGTGCTATACTCTGGCCAGTAATCAGACCAGTGTGTGGTCAACGAGCGCCACACCGGCGTTGACAATGACCGACACCTTTCACAACGGAATGATTTCCATGAAGGTTCTGACAGCATTAACGGGTCCAACGACAGCCTCATCCATTGGCATTCAGGTATTTGTTCGCGGAGCGGAGAACCTGGAGTTTGCCAATCCTGTATCTTCGGCGACAGACCTGACGCCTTTCGCACTGCAATCTGAAGAGTACTTTGACAATGGTACGCCTATGACAGACTCCATGGGAACGAGCTCTGAAGCAGCGACGCACCGTGCATTGGTGAACTTTGGTGAGAGTGTGAAGTCATTGCGAACTTTGATGCGGCGTCACAATTTGTTGGACACCGTCACTATTCCAGCACCGAGCTCCGGGGTGGGAGTCTTTCGGTTGAGCCAGACGCGATTTCCATTGCACTATGGCTATGACCCGAATGGTTGGAATACAGCCAAGGGAGTGATCGTGCCGGCGAGCAATTTTGACTTCAATTTTGTCAACGTTTTGCCTTGGCATTTGATTTCGAACTGCTTTTTGGCGCATCGTGGATCGGCCAATTGGGTGTTTCACCCCACCCGAGCGAGTGTGTCGCTCACGTCGAGGATCACACGGAACAATTTGACGTTCGACACGTATTCGGTGGGATGGTTCCAAGGGGCCCTCACCAACACCAACGTGAAGAATTTGAATTACTGGAAGAACCAGAAGCCGACCACTGCTGGGTCTTCATTGACCCATACGCAAACGACGTCGGGCCACGCCATTGTGGCTCCTAGTTATTCACCGTTCAAGTTTCAGTCCACTCAACCGTCACTCATGACGAGTCCTGCTGGTCCTTCAAGCCCAGCATATGATGGTTCAGTTTATGATACTATAGACGTGGAAATCCCAAACGACACTTCAGTGCTCTCACTTGGTGAAGG